CTAGTCTTTTTCTCGTAAGACTTTTTCAATGTCTTTTTTAGCTTGCACATAGTAGTTAGCCACTTGCTTGGCAGATTTGTGATCTAAGTCTACTTTTTCCATATAAATGATTGCTACATCGTGAGCAGCTTTTCTAATTTCTTCATCTGACATTTCGATTCACCTTCTTTCTTTTTGGATCTAATCGAACTTGCAGAGTTAGGTGGGGAGGCAGTACTAATTTCTAGGAGCGCGATATCCGGCTCTTTCAGCTTCATCAACTGTTTTAAACAAAGCTGCTGGATTAGTTGTTTTATCATAATATCTGCTCCCTGGAACGTGATATATTCCGTTGTTAGAACCTTTGATTAATCCGTTCCCGTTGGCATCAACGTATTCTGGACCATTTGTTTGAGCAGGAGTAGGAGCAGCTTGTTGTTGAGCACTGGCTTCGCTCTGAGCGGCTTCTGCTTGCTCCTGCGCTTCAATTCGTTGTTGTTCTTCTGCTTGTTTTTGCGCTTCAACTCGCTGCTGCTCTTCTGCGGCTTGTTGTGCTTTTATTTCTGCATTTTTTCGTTCTTCTTCTTTTCGTTGTGCTGCTTCAATTTCGTTTTTAGTTTTACTTGTTCCATCTGAATAATTCAAAGAAACATCATCTTGTACATTGAAAATATAAACATTAAATTTGATATCGTCAGATTTAATTGATTGAGCCATCAAGTGAACTCCACGTGCTAGAAGCTCATCACCACGGAAGACAGGTGTTACTGAGTACCTTACATAGTTATCTTTACTTTTTTCAAGATAGTACTTGATATCCATTTCAAAACGAAGCATCTCTGGATTGTTTAATTGAGCTGTTCCAGTTATAAGGTTTTTCCAGTTATCGTTTTCACCAGAAAGGGCATACCCAATCAAATGAGATCGATTGTAAAGATATCCTTTGTTGATTTTCTTATTATGCCACCCTGTAGGTTTAACATTAGAAATATCTCCACGTTTAGCTGTAGGCATTAACGATTGATTTAACATAGCTTCTGCATTTGTCGCACGGTTGAGTTGATCAAGATCGCCATATTTTTCCCATGCTTTGTTTGCTAACGATAAATCATCGACAGAAAAAGTAGGCTTATTATCATTAACTTCAATCGTTTGAGTTCCACTGTATTCTAAATTTGCAAGAGTAGTGTTATCCTGTTTCATTCGATTATCAAAAGAAACTAGTGCCTGTTTTTGCTTGTTTTTGTCATCTGTTGATTTTTTCTTATCTTCCTTTTCTTTGGACGAGCTTGAAGCAGATTTACTTTTTATCTTATTTGGCTGAGTGCTACTAATAGTTGTTTCTGCTGTCTTATGATCAGATGGTTCTGTTAACATACCACCTGCGATAAAAACTATAAAAGTTCCAAGAATAATGAAAAGCTCAGGTTTCTTTGGAGACTTTTTGAAAAAAGCTCTAATTAATCTTAAAACACCAAAAATAAATCCAAAAAACCCTACAAGTAATAGTAAATTGCCCATCTATATCCTCCATTTAATTCATTTCAACTATCTATCCATACCTCGTGAGATAGTTTCTGGTTAATCATCTAACTAGGACTAGGTTATGAACTAAGGTAAAAGCTTTAAAAAAGCAGTTATAATACTAATAACTATCAACCCTAATCCACAAAAAAATATCAAACGTTCTTTTTTGTTCTCCTTTTTCCATACCCATAGTACCCAAACAATGAGTCCTAAACCATATAAAAAAAGAAGAGTACTGAGTGTTATTCTCATGCTATAATCTTCAAACATTTGAATCTCCCTTAGAAAAAATGACCAAGAAAAAGTCTGTCTGGTTAGAATATTTCTTTAGTTTTCTGTCACCGTGCCATCATAATGAACAATTACACTTTTGGCTGTGTGAGTCATGGTTCCATCATTCGGATCGATTGCTTTAACAAAGTAACCGTCTTCAACTTCACCCATAGGCCCCCATGTCCAGGCGCCACCGTTGTCTCCAAACTGACTCTGAGCGATTTGAACAGCTTGTGCTTCGGATGTGACAACTTTCGGCGCACCGTGACCACCCTGAAATTCAGTTTGTTGCTTGGATTTTTGTCTCTCCGCTTCTAGTTGGTCTTTCTGAGCTTGAGTGATGATATAGCCATTATCATCCATAGCTAACCCGTTTTCGCTTAAAGCCATGCCAAAAGCTTCCCATTCCTTATTTGTCCAGTTAACACGATCGGTTGGTGTTGATTTAAGAGTCCGTTGCTTCATTTCTTCATAGCTTTCTTCGTTTACTGTATTTGAAGAGGAGGTTGAGGCCCCCGTAGAATTTTGAGTGTTTGAATCAGCTGATGATGCAAAATTCAAAGGAGTAAGCTTCAATCCAGCAGAATCAGCATACTTTTGAACAAGGTCCTGTGACAAATCTCCATTGAATTGCATAAGGATCAATTTCTTTTCATTTGCTGCAGTGTAAGAGAAGGCCATTGCCGACTCTTTACCAAGTTCATCATAATAGTCTTTTGTTTTAGTTAGGTCTTTTTCTTTTTCAAACAGAAAAATTCTGCCATTCATGTAGTCGCCTGAATCATCTTTTTGAATACCAAAAATCTTCGCTTCTTTAGCAGACATTGGAGCCATACCGAAATCTTCTTTGTTCATGTATTTAGCCTCATCAACAGTTAATCCATCATCCTTGAACTTTTCCAATATAGAATCCAAACTTATCGCTTCTTTTTTCTGAGTTGAACTACTCGTTGTAAGTTTAGTTCTAGTCGAATCAGTCGTATCAGCCTTCTTATCGCCCGAACATGCTGATAAGAGCAGGGTAGAGCAGAGTAAGAATACAATCGTTAGTTTTTTCATTTTAATCCTCCAGTTCATCTTTCAAAATTATTTTTTCGACTATGGATTTTAATTCTTCCATTTGCCCATTATATTTTTTTGAAAACAGAACAGAGTTAACATCAGCTGCTACATCAGTGAGTCCATTTTTTGGAGGATAACTACCAGGGATACTAAAGTGTATATATCCTGCGTAAAAATTTGTAGCAGGTCTTAGTTGAATAGAAGTAATTCTACTAAATGGAATTATATTTGTACCTTTATGGATATCAAGTCCGCCAGTTTTCTTTATTGTTATTGCTTTATCCTTCAGGCTGATCTCAGTTTTCCCTGCATGTTTGATTAAAATAGTTGAATTTGTCTTTTTTGAATCAGAGTGATAAGTGTCTTTCGTTTTTGACTTTCTTTTTTCAGCCTTCTCAATTTCTTTCCGTGCTTTTTTTGTAGCCTTTTTCTTTTCAACTTTAGCAATTCGCTTTGGATCGTCTTTCCACTCCTGAAAAGAGTCAACACTTTTTTCGGTCACATTCTTAGTGACATCGAAAGTTTTTTTCCCTAATTCCTTCCAATCAACCATATGACCACCTCCAACAAATTATTTTAATAATCAAGGAACGAAACATAACCGCTGGATTCGGATACAGGTTCTATAGTTACTTCAACATTAGCACTTCTTTTTGCATCAAACGCATTTACTATTGTTGCCTCGTATTTAGCAAACCATTTTCCATCCTTTTGAGTCCAATCTTGCAATTTACCGATAGCAATATGAAGTTTACTTCCTTTATAAGGGTATGATTTGTCAAATTGTTGTAATGCCAATTCAGTAAGGATATCCGATTGTTGCGGTGTTGCTTCGTCCGCGAGTTGTGTGATATCACTATTTTTTTGGTTTTCAGCATTTTTACTATCTTCAGTTCTTTTTTGTTCAGCTTCTTTGCTTTTTTCGCTCTTTTGCTTTTCCAAGTTTTTTGACTCAGCTTTTCTTGATTCTTCAGCTTCTTTTTCCTCTAATGCTGAGAGTGCATTGTCATTCATTTTTACTTTTATCTTAGTGCTTTTTGAATCTCCGTCACGTTTTGAATTTATTGTAAGAGTTGTTTCTGGACTGCTTAATTCATAAAGAAGCATGAAATCGCCAGATTTATCAGCTGTTGTTTTATCTCCAACTATTCCCATTCCAATTGATACTTCCGCATTTGGCGAAGTTTTTCCTGATATTTTAACTTCTCCGGTATCATCAGAGATTGCTTCTTTAGGTGTCTCTAAAACTAAATCTGAAATTTTGGCACTACTCTGTTGTTTGGTTTTCTTTTCTTCTACAGGTTTAGAAGTCACTTCTTTAGTCTCGGTTGTTGGAATGAAACCAATTATTATTACTGATAAGGTTATCAACCCAAAAGAGATATTTCTGTTACGTTTATTCGGACTCCTTTTTATGAAATACCAAGCTCCAATACAACCTATAATAAAAACAAGGGTAAACACCGTCTCCATAACTTCCTCCTCATGTATACGAAATCACAAATATAAATTTATATGTAAATCACTGCTTTATTTTTACTACTTTAATTGAATCGCCTGATCCAAAAATAATCTTATAATTCAAAAAACAAAAGCCTTCACCATATTTTTGTTTAAAAAGATCAATTGCCTTTTTTAACGCTTCTACGGTTATTCCCAGCTCGTCAGCGACTTCCCAATACTCTCTACATCCTTTTTGATAAGCCTTGATCAAAAGGGAAGGGTGGACAGTCATCTCAGCCGCTACGAGCCGTGCCCTTCGTTCCTGTTTTCTTGACTCAGGATTTTTATAGTTTGATATGTCACCGACTGAAGTGTAATGATGCGCAATTTCTTCTGCAATCGTACTTTTTAGTTCGGCACTTGATTGATTAGGATTGAGATAAACTATATTGTCGACATACAATCCCTTTTGTTTTTCGGGCATCTTCTTTTCAAATTTATACTGCAAATTTGAAAAAAATGACATTAAAGCTTCATAGTTATACATTTGACAACACCTACCGATATTAAAATGAATTACTGCTTGTGATCTCGATTTTTTATGAAATCTATAAAATTAAGAATATCTTTCATATCTTCTTCTGATGTATCTTCATCGATGTGCGCGGCAACAGTCAACTGTTTTTGACTAAATCTCTCATTACTTTCAGAATCTGAACACTTCCCAATAAGTTCTGATACAGAAACATCAAGAGCATCTGCTAGTTTTTTCACAGTATCAATTTGAGGGGTTTTTCTTTTTCCGTTTTCGTAACGAGAAATCTGTGCAGAACTGACTCCTGATTTAAGAGCTAATTGATTTACTCCATATTTTTTTGCTAATCTCAATTCTTTTAATCGTGAACCAAAGTCCATCCAAATCCCTCTTCTCCATATTTCTATATTTATAATAATGCCAACTGGTAACAAAATCGAATAAAATTTGACTTTTTGGTAATTAAGTGTTGCCAATAGGTAATTTCGGTGTTATAGTATTACCATGAGGTAACGAAAGAGAGGTGAAGCGGTGTGAAAATTGTTTTGAAAAATGGAGTTCTTCAGGAACTAATGGAACAGTATGATTTATCGGTTTATGGTCTAGCTGAAAAACTCGAAGTTGCACCAACTACTATTTATCGAATTATGAATGGGAGTAGAGGTTTAGGGAATGACATGATTGCAAAGTTACTTAATACCTTTGCTTTGTCTGAAGCTGATTTTGACAAGCTTTTTATTTTGCAAACAGAATTGCCAAAAGGTAATAGCAAGGAGGTGATCTAATGACAAAACAAGAAAAAATCGAGTTCATCCTTAAACGTTTAGGCGATCGCTTAACGAAAGCCTACTTAGAAACAAAATCGGATCAGTTCATCAATCAACTGTATGAAGTTGAGAGTCAACAGGATGACCGTCTGATTGAAGACATGATGTTCTACTTCTAATAAACAGTTTATAGCAGTATGACTGCTATGAAAAATGACAATTGAATACAAAAGGAGTGATTAATATGGGAGTTTCTTCGATGGAGAAGCAAGTCGCATCTATTTTTAGACAGGAAGTTGACAAACAGGCTTTGAACCAAAGAGTCATGGCTGATCACCTGAACTTCTCAGCGCAGAATCTAAGTCACATGTTAAATGGTAGACGGACGATGGGATTAGAAAGAGTTGTAGAAATTGCTGATTACTTGCAAAATCCAGAAACAGATTTCGAGGTAGCTGCTGCGATGTTCTATACACCAAAACCATTAAATCGAAAACGTCGAGATGCGCATCCACTTTCAAAAATGGTTGGCCAAGACAAAGAAGAAATTGAAAGAATTGAAGTAGAAAAGAAATATGAAATTTGGGATTTACTATCGATATCTAATGAAGAAATCAGTCACGATGAAAGAACTGAAATAAAACTCTGGTTGTTGGAAGTGGTAGACGAGATTTCATCAGAAATTGCAGTTTTTAACTCAGTTTGCGATCGATACAATTTCAATTCAAGAGCAATCGTCAAGGATGCAGAATCGAGAGAAAGGAATGATTAAATGCTTGTATATACGTTGCCAGAACTTGCTACTGAATATAGAACATCAAAAGAAAATATTTATATTCTTGAGTCACTGGGGCAGATTAAATCAATCCAGTTTAGCTCACAAAAAGTAGTAAGTAAGTTTGAGGCTGAAAGATTTCTAATTGAAAATGCAGGCAAGAAATTCGAAGAAGTAATTGCTGAAGAAAAGAAGCGTAGGAAGTTAGCATCCATTAGTCAAAATGTCGTTGAAATGAAGAAGGAGGCATAGAAATGAGAAATGATTTTGAATACATCACAACAGTTCCAGTCAAAGTAGCAAAACAGAAATCCGAATATAGAGCTGCAAAAGTTTTATTAACAGGAGCTATGCTCGGAACGATCTGTGTCGGTTACTGGCAAATATCATTAACTCTTTTACCCGTCTTACTTGGAGTAAATACGATTGGTAAAAAGGTGATGGGATTATGAAAAGACATAAAAAAAGACTTACTCGCCGGCAAGCAAAAGTAAGTCCCAAATCAATGTTTATCTAGGAGGATTATAACATGTTTGATTACGATATCGCAATGGCGGACCCAGAGTGTCATATTTTTGTGAATGTTCACATACCCAATGATGAAGATAATCCTGAAAATATGGAAGGGTGGGTTGAAGATGAGTAAATCTACACTGGACATGACCAGAACAGAATGGTTGATGGATCGTCAAAAAGGTATTGGTGGTTCTGATGTTGCTACGATTCTAGGATTGAATAAATGGAAAGCTCCATATCAACTATGGCTTGAAAAGACTGGTCAAATTGAAATTGAGGAATCGGACAGTGAACCAGCGTATTGGGGCAATGTACTAGAAGAAGTTGTAGCGAAAGAGTTTACCGAGCGAACTGGAAAAAAAGTTCGAAGACGGAATCAAGTTTTCGAACATCCCTTACATCCATTTCTTCGTGCAAATATTGATCGTGACGTAGTTGGAGAAAATGCGATTTTAGAATGTAAAACTGCAAATGCTTTTTTATCCAAAGAGTGGGATGGTAACGAGATTCCAATGAGTTACCTGTGTCAAATACAACATTATATGAATGTTTTGAATCGTGATTGGGCTTATGTAGCAGTATTAATCGGTGGTCAACGTTTCATTTGGAAGAAGGTCAATCGTGATCAAACCTTGATTGATATGATTACGGAACGATTAGTTGAATTCTGGGAAGTGAATGTTTTAAAAGGAATTGAACCAGCAATAGATGGCAGTGATGCAACTACCGATTTCCTTAAGGAACGATATTCAGAAGAAGGCGAAAATGAGATTACACTTTCAAGTACCTTTGATGAGCTGATTGAGACCAAGAAACAACTTAAGGATGATGAAGCTTTCATAAAAAAGAAAATTCAACAAATCGATAATCAGATTACATCGGAGTTAGGAAAACAAAATGCGGTAGTTGCTATTACTCCTAAATCAATAATTTCGTGGAAGTCATTTAATCGAAAAACGATTAATAAAGATCTTTTAGAAAAGAAGTATCCAGAAGTAGCCAATGATCATTCTATTTATAAAACATCTTGCTATAAAAAATTAGCAGTAAAGGAGATTAACTAACATGGCAACAAATGACACACTCAAGAATCAACTTACTGAACAAAAGACACAAGAAGTTGATGCTCAGTCACTGGGTTTTAAGTCTTTGATGGCTACACCGACAATGAAGAAGAAATTCCAAGATATTCTTCATGAAAAATCTGATTCTTTCATGGGATCTCTAATGACTTTAGTCGGCGGTGACAATTATTTAGCAAAAGCTGAACCAATGACAATTATTGCTTCTGCTCTAAAAGCAGCAACAATGGATTTGCCAATTGATAAAAATCTTGGTTACGCATATATTGTTCCGTTTAATCGAAGCGAAAAGAAAGGAAACAAGTGGATTACTCACAATGAGGCCCAGTTCATACTTGGGTACAAAGGCTACATTCAGTTAGCTCAACGCTCAGGGCAGTATAAAGCATTGAATGCACTTGAAGTTTATGAAGGCCAACTCGTTGATTGGAATCCATTAACAGAAGAATTCACTTTCGATTATAACGCAAAGAAATCAGATAAAGTCATTGGATATGTTGGTTACTTCGAACTGTTAAATGGTTTCAAAAAAACAGTCTATTGGACAAAACAAGAGATTGAGTCGCATCGCATCAAGAATGCGAAGGGGAAAGACAAAGAAAAACTGTCAGGTGCATGGGTTGATAACTACAATCAAATGGCAATTAAAACTGTGCTTCGAAATATGCTTTCTAAATGGGGAATACTATCTGTTGAAATGCAAACAGCCGTTACATCAGATGAAAAAGTATTCAGATTGGATGAAAACGATGATCTGATAGAAGAAACAAGACTGAGCGAGGTGGAACCAATAGAAACAGAGCGTAAGGAAGCAGAAAAAATATCCCCTGATGAAACAGAAAGTAAAGAGCAGACTGGACTTTTTGATGAGAAGGAAGATTCAACAAATAAAGACGATGATTTTCCATTTTAGTTAGAGGGAGATAATTCTCCCTTCTACAGTAGGAGGTGAAGCTGTGGCAAGACCAACAAAGAGCGGTCTTGATTATTTCCCTCTTGATGTTGACATTTTTGAAGATGAAAAGATAGAAGCTATTGCTGGGGAGTTTGGCATTAAAGGTGAGTTAGCGGTAATCAAGCTGTTATGCGCGGTATACAAAAAGGGATACTTCGTTGTATGGAATGACTTAACGAGAGCAACACTTTTAAAACGCCTGCCTGGAGTAAGTAAGGAATTGTTAGAGCAAATAGTCATCCGCTTAGTTACATGGGGATTCTTTGATGAGGACCTGTTTAACTCGGCTAAGGTCTTGACAAGCGAAAACATCCAAGCGAGATATCTTGAAGCGACAAAAAGAAGGAAACCGACAAAACCACTTAAATATCTGATTAATGCTAACAATAACTCGCAAGCAGAAGGAGTTAATGTGAACATTAATCCCCAAAGTAAAGGAAACAAAACTAAAGTAAATAATATTAATGCTTCTGTATCTAGTAATACTAAAGATTCAGAAGAGAGTGCTGTGCGTTATTGGCTCAATCAAGTAAATCCAGCAGAAGCACCATTCATTACTCAATCCATTCAGCATTGGGTAAATGATTTTGATGGCCAAGATGAAATTGTGATTCTTGCGATTGATGACATGCTTAAGCATGGAGCACGCAATTACAATTATTTGGACAGGATACTGAAGAGTTGGGGAGAAAATAAAATAGACACTGTTGAAAAAGCAAGAAATCACTTAAACGGACATTATTCCCGAAACTCGAATACTCAAAAACGGAGCAATGAATGGAACGCCAAAAGACTATGGGATCACTGGTGGGCAGAAATGATGAGTGGGAATGCTTCTCTAGACTATTTTGCTGAGAAGTATGGTAGCCGAGGGATTACTGAAACGGAAATAGAAATACTAAGAAAAGAAATAGTAAAGCGAGGTATGGAAGATGCGATTTCTCGAAATCATTAGCAAATTAGGCGAAACAACGAGCAACGAGGATGAGAAAGAATTATTACGTTCGTATTATGAACGTTTAAGAAAGATGGTTCGATTTGATTGTTCTCATGAAGAAATCGAACACCGCTTCTGCCTAATGATCACTTGCTATATTCTTCGATACGTCACTAAACAAGTAGATTACAGCAAGACGAATGCCGATTACTATCTCACATTTCTCACGAGTCGAATGAATGTTGAGGTGTCTGCATGAGGTATCAATCAAGATCGAAATACGGTAACAAAAAAGTATATCGCTATGATCGTTGGTTTGATTCGATTGCTGAGGCGGATTATTATCCAATCGCCGTTGCGTATGCAAGAAAACATGAATATGAACTAAAACTTCAGGAACGATTGGATATTCTTCCAACGCTGAAAATCAATTCATGGACAATCAAAAAAACACAGTATGTGGCCGATTATGCGTTCTACGATCAAGGAAAGCTTGTTCGACTTGTTGATGTCAAAGGCATGGAAACGAAAGATTTTCGGCTGAAAGCGAAGATTGTCGCCAGCGAACTGGGAATTGTAATTGAACTGGCAAAAAAACAAAGCGGCAGATTCGTTCACTATCCCTTTAATATGCCTATATCCAAAAGAAAAGAGGTTCGAGAATGAGACAGATAAAGCGGCAGCGGTTAGAAATAGTGTTGCTATTCATTGATGACTTTATTACGAAAAAGGGATATCCACCAACGATTCGTCAGATATCAAAAAATACAGGCATCCCCTCAACATCATCAGTCAGTTCATATTTATGGCAATTGAAAGCCATGAACTTGTTAAATATCGAACCGGGAGCAGTGAGAACCATTCGAATGACTGAGAGCGGCGTGGACCGTGTAAGGGAGTTGAGATTACGTGACAATGACTGACAAAGAACGATTTCGAATGTTGATGGCTCATCCAAATTACTGGTATGACGAAGATATCAAACGTGAAGCAGAAAAACTCGGCAATAAAATATGGCGAGAATTGCCAAAACATCCAAAGAAAAAAATTGAAGTGAGTTTCAATAACCGGATTGTACTGGTTGGAACTGAGGATGAATTAGGACAGCGATCCACTTTGTCACCAGTAACCATTCGAAATCTAGCAAGGAACAACGGAACTGATAGATTTGGGAAGTCATATCGATATCTGGAGGTATGAACATGAAAATGTGGGAACGGAAAAGAATTGATCGTCAAGTAAGAATATTTGTACAGGCAATGCCAAAAGAATACTCGAATCAAGCGCCGAAAGAACAAATTATCAGTGAAATACTAGCAGCGAATGAATGGTTTGTTAGCATTTCAAAACCCATGGAAATTATACGTGAAGAAGTTGAAAAACAATTTGATATGTATGTGAGCTGACCTTTGGAAGGGTGGTAATCATGGAATTGAAAGAACAGTTTATTAATGCTGTTGTCAGGAACATGGAACCCGAACTTGAAGCAAGCCAACTAAAGAAATTGAAAATTGTACTGACTATAAACCTAAATCATTTAAGTGTAGAGAAGGAAAGCCGAGATTTGGTCATATACGACGAATCGAGCGATATTGCTGCATACAAGCAATATTTTGTGAGTATGAAACTCCGCGGTTTAGCTCAAGGAACTATCGAGTTAGCTATGCGGACTATTGATCGGTTTAATCGTTGGGCGAAAAAGCCATACTCAGATATAACTACGCAAGATATTAGACTTTATATCGCTCAAAGAGACATGGTTGATCATTTATCATCTGCGACTTTGGATCGCGAAAGAGGAGCTATCTGTAGATTTTTCAAATGGTTGTTCGAGGAAGAGTATATTGCACGCGATCCAGGGCGACGTGTTGAAAAAATCAAGGTAGAGAAAAGGCTGAAAAAAGCCTTCACACCAGTAGAAATCGAATTAATGAGAAATGCATGCATTAAACCAAAGCAGAAAGTGACGCTAGAACTCTTACTATCGACCGGCTGCCGTGTGACTGAGTTAACTCAGTTAGCAATGGAAAACTACGATCAGGATCATGGATCAATTACAGTCATTGGAAAAGGTGACAAAGAAAGAGTCGTTTTTGTCAATGCAAGATCGAAGGTCGCAATCGATAATTATCTTCTGCTTAAGCCGCACGAAAAGGGACCGATAATCTGCGGATTGAAGGGACCAGGAACAGCAATGAGTGCAAATGGCATTCAAAAAATGATCAAAGAGATTGCTGGACGAGCATGCGTAACAAAGGCGCATCCGCACAAATTCCGGCGCACATCAGCAACATTAGCATTAAAGCGTGGAATGAGCTTGAATGATGTAAGGCGATTTTTGGGTCACACGAGCGTTGACACGACGCTTCAGTATATAGACACAACAGGATCAGACCTGAAACTAGAACATGAGAAATATGTTGCTTAGGAGATTGTTCAAATGAAAATAGTTTATATAAGTGTCATTTATTTAATTGCAGTACTTGCGAATCGCTATATGAGGAAAAAAGAATACTACTGGTATACGCCTTATTCAATTATTGTGTGTTTAGTATTTACGGTATACCTATTATTTTGTGTATGAACTGGGGCTATCATGGAGGGAAAAATATGGAAAATTATGATTTAAACATTCACTGGGGAATTAAAACTATTAAAGTCACTTTTCAAATAGGGAAATACAAAGGATATGTAACTTATCGTGTCAAG